GTATGAAGGTATGCAACTACCAGGCGGTGTCCAGTTTAATGGACGAGCTATTATGGACGATGCTAGGCAAGAGATGGAAAAGATAGAACAAGAAATGCAACTCCGCTATGAACTCCCAATAGATTTTATGACGGGATAATCAATGGCAAAAAATAGCTACTTCAGGGACGTAAGTTCAGAGAATGATCTTCTGCATGATCTCACCATAGAATCGATCAAAATACATGGTCGTGATATGGTATACATTCCAAGAACTCTTGTTAATGAGGATCAACTATTTTCAGAGGACACTATTTCTAAGTTTGAAAATGGCGTAGAAATAGAAATGTATATAAACTCCATCGACGGTTTCGGTGGTGATGGTGATTTCATCAGTAAATTTGGCCTTGAGATTAGAGACTCGGTTGAATTAATAGTATCCAAACGTAGGTTCGAAGAATCATTCTCACACGATGGTACAATCATAAGACCAAGAGAGGGAGATCTTATCTTCTTCCCATTGTCAAAGGGTCTATTTGAAATTAAATTCGTAGAACATGAAAATCCTTTTTACCAATTAGGAAAATTATACACATATAAACTTTCATGTGATCTCTTTGTTTACAGTAGCGAAGACATCGACAGTGGATTCAGTGAGGTTGATAGATTCGATGACGACCGTAAAACTCTTGCGGTTGATCTTACCTTGGGATCTTATGTGTCGGGTGAGCTAAACTTCTTTGATGGAGAAACTATATACCAAGGAGATTCTCTTGCACTTGCAACTGCAACAGCAGTGGTAGTTGATTGGAACTCAACAACGAAGGTTCTACGTATAGACGAAATCAAAGGACGAACAGATCCAAACGCAGACGATCTCGTCGCAAATACTTCAGCATTTTCTTCTGGAACTAATGTAAAGGGAGACAAATCAACTGCCGTATATGCACTAGCATCGACAGCAAATTCGGATCTTATAGTAACCGATGATCCATACAACGACTCTTCAATCATAGATAGCGAAGTGGATCAGGGAGATATCATTGACTTCACTGACACCGATCCATTCTCGGAGGGTAACTACTGATGTTCGGACATTTTTATAACAATTCAGTACGTAAACTCGTGGTTGGCTTTGGTACGCTGTTTAATGAAATTGACGTGAAGCGATACAACGCAGATGATACTGTCAAGGAAACTCTTCGTGTTCCTTTAGGATATGGACCTAAAGAAAAGTTTTTAGTTAGACTCAACCAACCCTCATCTATCAGTGATGATGTGAAAGTAAGAATGACAGCTCCTCGACTCGGTTTTGAGTTGACTGGATTTGCATATGATCCAACCAGAAAACGAAATACATTATCAAAGAGAATATCATCAGGAGCAGCAGATGGTGTTTCTTCTGTAAGAAAGAACTTTGCAGAAGTTCCGTATACGTTTGATTTTTCTCTTTCAGTGTTTGTCCGACATATGGATGATGGTCTACAAATTATAGAACAAATTCTACCATACTTCACTCCAGAATTTACAGTTACACTCAACCTAAACTCTTTGGCTCAGAAAGTTGATGTGCCAATTGTATTGACAAGCGTGACGAATACAGCAGAGTATGATGGGGACTTTGATTCTGGTAGGTTAATAAACTTCGATCTCAACTTTACTGCTAAGTCTTACGTGTACGGACCAATCAAAGATTCGAAGATTATCACACAAACAATTACCACAAACTTCTTAGCTCAAGATTTTACCGCATCAGGAGGAGTCACAGGAGCAACAGGTGCATTGTCTAGAGTTGATGTGGGTGTTACTGGACCAAGTGGCGATCAGTCAAACTTAGTCACAGGATACTCTGCTGATACTCAACTTTATGTTTATGGCTACACTGCGGGTGGTACAGGAGGACCTGGTATTGATTTACTAGGTAATACAATATGACAAAGAAATCTATAGACGAAAAAATCTCCTCTGCGTTGGATATAACCCCCGCAGACGAGCAGAAATCTCTTGAATTAAAAAAACCAACTGAGATCACCACTACAAAAGAAACTGATCTAAACGTTGATTACAAGCAAGTTAGAAGAAATCTAAAGGATTTAATTTCTACTGGAAATGGTGCAATAGACGGCATACTAAATGTAGCATCCGAGGGTGAACACCCAAGGGCATATGAAGTGGCTGCTCAGTTGATAAAGGTGGTGAGTGATACCAATAAGGAATTGATAGACCTACACAAGAAGGTAAAAGACATCCAGAAGGATGATGTGAAACTAACTCAAAATAATACTACTAATAATGCAATATATGTCGGTTCAACAAACGAACTCCAATCGCTGATAAATCAAGGAAGGAGTTCTGCTAAAAGAATCGACACAGTTGAAGAGGATATAATAGATCATGAGTGATGGATATCTTGGTAATCAGAATTTAAAAGCTGCTGGAAAAACTGTAGAGTTTACAAAAGAACAGGTGGAGGAGTACTTGAAGTGCGCCAAAGATCCTGTTCACTTTATCAAAGAATACGTTCGTATTGTATCTCTGGACGAAGGTCTAGTTCCATTCAGCATGTACGACTTTCAAGAGGATATGGTACGAAAGATTCACGACAACAGATTCGTGATCGCAAAACTTCCTCGGCAGACTGGTAAATCAACTACAGTTATATCGTACCTACTTCATTACATTCTATTCACACAGGATGTGAATGTTGCAATTCTTGCAAATAAGTTAGCCACTGCAAGAGAACTTCTACACAGATTAAAACTAGCGTATGAATATCTCCCTACATGGATGCAGCAAGGTATCGTGGAATGGAACAAAGGTTCTATCGTTTTAGAAAATGGATCTAAGATCCTAGCATCTGCGACTTCTTCAAGTGCAGTTCGTGGTGGATCATTCAACATGATTTTCCTTGACGAATTTGCGTTCGTCCCACAGGGTGTGGCAGAAGAGTTCTTCAGTTCAGTTTATCCCACCATCACATCTGGACAATCTACTAAAGTTCTGATTATTTCAACTCCAAAGGGGTTGAACATGTTCTATCGTTTCTGGAATGATGCCATAAATGACAGGAATGATTATGTTCCAATTGAAGTACACTGGTCTGCGGTTCCAGGCAGGGATGCGAAATGGAAAGAACAGACAATCGCAAATACATCAGAGGAACAATTCCGTGGTGAGTTTGAATGTGACTTTATTGGCTCTGCTGCGACTCTGGTGTCTTCTTCTAAATTAAAGTGTCTCACCTACGAAGAACCCCTTGTACAAAATGATGAAGGGTTGTGCGTATATGAGAAACCCAAAAAGGGAAGAGTTTATGTTACAACTGTGGATACTTCCCGTGGACAAGGTAAAGATTACAGTGCCTTTGTTATTGTAGATGTAACAGAAATGCCATATAAAGTAGTTGCCGTATATAGAAACAACACTGTCTCTCCCATGCTATATCCCACCGTAGTTCATAGTCTATGTCGGCAATACAATGACGCATATTGTTTGGTGGAGATAAACGACATAGGTGGACAAGTAGCCGACATCCTTCACTCTGAGTTAGAGTATCAGAATATCATTACGGTGTTGGTAAAGGGGAGAAAAGGACAAATTGCATCATGGGGAGGTTTCGGTGGTGGAGCGCAAATGGGCATTAGAACCACATCAGTAACAAAACGAGTGGGTTGTTCTGTTCTAAAAAGTCTAATAGAAGAAGACAAAATTTTTATTAATGATTCAAACATAATGCAAGAGTTATTTTCGTTCATAGCAAAAAGAAACTCATATCAAGCAGAAGAAGGTCATCATGATGACTTGGTAATGTGCCTTGTTATGCTTGGATGGCTAACAACCCAGAGCATGTTTAACGAGTTCATTGAGGGTTCTTTCAGAGAAAATTTATATGAAGATAAGATAAAACAATTAGAAGAAGAGATGACTCCTTTTGGATTTTTAGATGATGGGTTCGCTGATTCATCATTTGTGGACGATGATGGTGATCGTTGGCATCCAGATAATAACAATGGAGGAAATTTAATGTATTGACATCCCTGAATATACTAGAATCCTAAATAAACAAGATCGAATATGATTTACTTGCTGTATGGAACAGATACGGTTTAAAGCTCAAAGGAGAATAACATGGGATTTCAAGTCAGTCCAGGCGTAAATGTCAGTGAAATAGATTTGACAACAATTGTCCCAGCAGTCGCTACCACCGCCGCCGGAATGGCTGGGGTTTTTCAGTGGGGGCCTGCCGAGGAAATTACACTAGTTGATTCAGTAAATACACTTAAAAGAAAATTTGGTGGACCCGATGATGATAATTATGAATACTTCTTCACCGCTGCCAACTTTTTAGGGTACGGTAACAACCTACAAGTCGTTCGTGTTGTTGGTAATGGGGCAGTAAATGCTTCAGACGGAACAGCAGCACTCATAAAGAACAGAACAGACTTTGATAACAACGATGGTTCCAACACCAACAATTTTTATGCAAAATACCCAGGCGTTCTCGGAAACGCACTTGCGGTTTACGCATTTGATGGAAGTACACTAGCAGATGGCAATATCGGAGTCACTGTTGGTTCTTCTCTAAAGGTAGGAGCAGCAATTGCAGCAGGAGCAACCGACATTACAGTTGCTCTTGATCTTGCAGCGATTAACCTAGCCGCAGGTGATATCTTACGTTTACCATCAGGTCAAAGCGTTACAGTCAAGAATGCAGTAGTAGGTTCGAACTCTGTCACGGTAACTCCAGCAATTACATCCACAATCGGAACATCGGCAGAAGTCAAAGGTGTCAGCTTAGAGTCAAGATACAGAGCTTTGTTTAGTGACTTTGATTCAACTACTGATGATGTTGCTGCTGTTGATGGTTCTAATGACTTACTCCACCTTGCTGTGGTAGATCAAACTGGACTGTGGACTGGAACTAAAGGCAATGTCCTTGAAACTTTCGAAGCTGTTTCTAAAGCAACTGATGCAAAGAAAAGTTCTGGTCTCAACAACTTCTACAGAAACGTAATCAATGAGAACAGTCAGTATATTTGGGCTGGAAACTCTACATCCCTCGGATTCACCCCTGCAACAAAAGCAGGAACTGCGTTCGGAAATCTTATCAACAGCGATAGCATCACCAGCGCCCCAGCATATGGAGTTGCGTTAGCGGGTGGAACTGCTGCCGCAAGTTTAGCTGCTACAAATCTATATTCAACTGGTTATTCCAAGTTTGAAGATGATGCTGAAGTTGATGTCTCGCTGATCCTTGGTGGACCTGCAAATGCAACCATCTCTGGTTTGATCGTAGATATTTGCGACAAGAGAAAAGACTGCATTGCATTCCTAACACCAACCCCAGTAGCTAACTTCATCAACAAGGACGCTGGCACTGCTGCTAACAATGTTCTTGACTTTAGGAAAAACTCCCTAAACAAGAACTCATCATACGCAGTTCTAGACAGTGGTTACAAGTACATGTATGATAACTTCAATGGAGTTTATCGATACGTTCCACTGAACGGTGATATTGCAGGACTTCTTGCAAGAACCGAAGTTGAAAATGAAGCATGGTTCTCACCCGCTGGTTTCAACCGTGGTCAAATTCGTGGAGTTGTAAAACTTGGATTTAATCCTAGACAGGCTCACAGAGACACTCTATATAAGAATAGCATTAACCCTGTTGTGTCTTTCCCCGGAGAAGGAACTATTCTATTCGGCGATAAAACCATGCAATCTAAGCCAAGCGCATTTGATAGAATCAATGTGCGCCGCTTGTTTATCATTCTAGAGAAAGCAATTGCAACTGCTGCTAAGTTTCAGTTGTTTGAATTTAACGATGAGTTTACCCGATCGCAGTTCAGAAACTTGATCATCCCATTCTTACGAGACATTCAGTCAAGAAGAGGTGTTCAGGACTTCAAGGTTGTTTGTGATGAAAGTAATAATACTGGTTCTGTAATTGATAGAAATGAATTCGTTGCAGATATTTACATCAAACCAAATCGTTCCATTAACTTCATTCAACTAAACTTCATTGCTACCGCATCTGGGGTTTCGTTCGAAGAGGTAGGCGGATAAAATCATCTTAAAGGAGATCAGCTAGATGAATATTAAGAATTTCCAATCTGCTCTAACACAGGGTGGTGTAAGAACTAACCTCTTCATTGTTGAAGGTAAGATTGGTAAGAACACAAGTAACAAGACTCGCTTTCTAGTAAAGGCAGCAAGTCTTCCCCCATCAACACTAGGTACAATTCCAATTGCCTATGCTGGAAGACAGATCAAGATTCCAGGCGATAGAACCTTTGAGCCTTGGACACTTAGTATCATGATGGATGGTGATTATGAGCTTCGAAACAAATTCGAAGCATGGTCGAACCTAATCAACCAGTATGAAGCAAACACACCACAAGCTGATGGTGGTTTCTTTACCAGTGCTGGTTCTGGGTTCAATACTGATGTATTTTGTGAGTGGAAAATTAGTTCTCTAAACCGCCAGGGTCAAGCAATCAAGACATATGCTCTTGTTGGTGCTTACCCATCTGATATCAGTTCGGTTGACCTCTCTTACGAAGGCGAAGGTATTGGTGAATTTTCAGTCACCATGCAGTACCAGTATTGGTTAGCCAGTAGTGGTCAGGGAAGCGCAGGAGACAAGACACCCGTAACTGATAACACGACTGGTACG